TTAAATAGGTTGCTATTGTGGATAATGACGCAAAAGTAGCAATAATACAAACAATTTTTAAATTATCTTTTAATTTAGGGAATTTACAACATAATTTACCACCAGTTTTACCTATATTGAAATGTAATAATGCTTCTATATAAAAAAAACAACATGTAATAATAAATTGAATTAATCCTATTTGGATATTATTTAATACCATTATTTATAATAATATTATATTAAAAATATTATATTAAAAATATATTCTATAAAAATTTTTAGAATTTTCTATTTCATAACTTAAATTATAATTAGGTGTATATATTATTTGTTTTTTATTTAAATTATCATCAGATTCATAAAACGAATATAATGGAAATAATTGATATAATGGATTTAATAAATATCTATATGATATAATTGAATTAAACATAATATCTATATTATTCACAATAAAGTCAATGTTATAATGAACTATTTGTGCCATTTAATAAAAATTTATTTAAATTTATTTAAATTAATTTAAATTATTATAATGTATAATGTATAAATTATTTTTATATAAAATTAGTTATTTTAATTTTATATTTTAATTTTATATTTTTTAATGTTTTCTTCTGTAATTAGTAATTTTTTATATTTATTAAGTTTTTTATAACATTTATTAATTGTTACTTCACTTATATCGCATTTCTGTGATATATCTTTTTTATTTACTTCAATATTACATAAATTAGAGACTAAAAAAATAATTCCGGCAGCAATAGAAGGTGGCGCATTTTCGCTAACTATTGAATATTCTTCTGCCTTTAAAATGATGGATTTACATAAATCCAAATATTTATCTGAAATATTTAGATTGCAACAAAAACGGATTATAAAATCTTCTGGATTAGAACAAATTACATTTGATTTAGTAATATCATGAAATTTTTTACATCCTTTTGTCATTGTTGTTACATCTATGTTGAAAATTTTAGCTATTTCTTTAGCACTTCTTGGTACTTTATGTTTTTTACAACTCATATAAAGACTTGAGGCAATCAATCCTTTTCTATTTGAACCTCTTGATATTTTTTTTTTAGAAATTTCATTATATAATACTTTTGCTTCATCTATGATTGTTTGTGAAATTCCGGAATTAGAAGCATTTAATGTAATATTATCAATAATTTCATATAAACTTCTTTCTCTATATGAAGTTGAATTCCAGTTTTGATATTTTCTTATTTTATACATATGGTATGATGTAGTATATTCATTACTTATAACTGAACCAAGAGATAATTCGGGTAATAAATTATTTACAGGCATTCCACATCTTGTTGGATCATTTTTTTTAGTATCATCGCTTCCATAATATCTCCATTCGGCTTGTGTATCAATAAACTTATCTTGTAATGTATTACAATCATCGCAAATATAAGTATTTTCATGAACAGTAATATTTAAAGACCCACATTCTTTATTATAACAAATGATTACATTATCTTCTGTATTACTATTTGGAACCTTATTTGAATTACATTCTATATTATTATTATTTGAAGCATTTGATATTTTCATATCATTAAAATCATCAAAAAGTTCCCAAATATCATTTCCTATTTCAATAGGTTTAATTCTTTTTATATCATCATTTTGCTTTTCTTCTAGTGACATCTCCGCGATGGGACTAAAAGTATTTAAAGAGTAGAGAATAAAGTTTCGATATATTAATATAATAACGTTTTAGTTTTAAATATATTTTTCACTTTTTTCTTTTTTAAATTCTGGTGTAAAATTTTATTTAAAAAATATCAGTTTTAATATATTAACAGATGTTCGTTATTAAAAGGGATGGTTCTCAAGAAGAAGTTAGTTTTGATAAAATATTACACAGAATTAGAAAAGTAACCGGAGATTTAAATGTTAATATTCATGAAATAACGCAAAAAGTTTGTGCACGTATTCATGATAATGTTAAAACTCATGAACTTGATGAATTCGCTTCTCAATTATGTTCTTCTTTAATTTTAGAACATCCTGATTACGGTAAATTAGCATCTAGACTAATTATTTCAAATCATCAAAAAAGAACTTCTCCTTCTTTTTCAGAAACTATTTCTATTTTATATGATCATTATGACTTTGAAGGAAATCATAACCCTATTATTAGTAAAGAACTATATGATATCACTATGAAAAATAAAGAGAAATTAAATGACTATATTGATTATGATAGAGATTATGTAATTGATTATTTTGGATTTAAAACATTGGAAAGATCATATTTATTAAAAAAAAATGAAAAAATTATAGAAAGACCTCAACATATGTGGATGAGGGTTGCTCTTGGAATTCATGGAAAAGACTTTAAAGATGCTCTCGAAACTTATGATTTACTTTCTCAAAAATATTTCACACATGCCTCTCCTACTCTATTTAATGCTGGAACTCCGCGTCCTCAAATGTCTTCATGCTTTTTACTTGATATTGAAGACAGTATTAAAGGAATATATGAAAATTTAGGTGATTGTGCTCAGATTTCAAAATATGCTGGAGGTATTGGTATTAATGTTCATGATATTAGATGTAAGAATAGTGTTATTAGAGGTACAAATGGTAAAACTGATGGAATAATTCCAATGCTACGTACTTATAACGCAACTGCCCGTTATGTGAATCAGAGTTCAAAAAGACTAGGTTCAATTGCCGTATATATTGAACCTTGGCATGGTGATATTATGGAATGGTTGGATTTGCGTAAAAATCATGGAGCAGAGGAAGAAAGAGCAAGAGATCTATTTTATGCTCTTTGGATTCCTGATTTATTTATGAAGAGAGTTAAAGAAGGTGGTATGTGGAGTTTAATGTGTCCGGATATCTGTAAAGGTCTATCCACCAGTTATGGCGAGGATTTTGAAAAGTTATATACAAAGTATGAAAAAGAAGGGAAATTCGTTAAACAAATTGAAGCTCAAAAGATTTGGTATAAAATCTTAGAAGCACAAATTGAAACGGGGACGCCTTATATGGCATTTAAAGATGCTGTTAATATTAAAAACAATCAAAAAAATATTGGAACTATTAAATCTAGTAATCTTTGTATAGAAATTACGCTATTTACTTCTCCAGATGAAATAGCAGTTTGTAATTTATCATCTATATGTTTATCAAGTTTTATTGAATATAATGAAAATGAAGAACCTTTTTATAATTTTGATAAATTACATTATATAACAAAAATAGTTACAAAAAATCTTAATAAAGTTATAGATAGGAATTTTTATCCTGTTGATAAAGCATGGCGGTCAAATGTTAAACATAGGCCAATAGGTATTGGAGTTCAAGGATTAGCAGATACATTTATTAAAATGAGGATGCCGTTTGATAGCAATGATGCTAAAGAATTAAATATAAAACTCTTCGAAACTATATATCATGGTTCTTTAGAATGCTCTATGGAAATTAGTAAAAAAAGGAAATCGTTATATGATGAAAAAACTATGTTATCAACTTCTGGTTTGGAAAATAATATGGATAGAATTAATCAAATTGAAGAGCATTTAAATTTTAATGAATGGGAACATCAGTTATCAAAAAAATATAAAGGTTCATATTCCAGTTTTGAAGGAAGTCCTATTAGTAAAGGTATATTTCAATTTGATATGTGGGGAATTACTCCAAATGACCGTTATGATTGGGGGACATTAAAAGAAGATATTTTAAAGTATGGTATTAGAAATTCAATGTTAGTTGCTTTAATGCCCACCGCATCCACAAGTCAAATTATGGGAAATAACGAAGCATTTGAAGCAATCACTTCAAATCTATACAAAAGAAAAACATTAGCTGGCGAATTTATTCTAATTAATAAATATTTGGTAAATGATTTAATTAAACTTAATATATGGAATAATGATATGAAAGAAAAAATTATGATAAATGAGGGAAGTATACAAAATATTGACGAAATTCCTATTAATATTAAAGAACTTTATAAAACTGTTTGGGAAATAAAACAAAAAACTATAATTGATATGGCTGCCGATAGAGGTGCTTATATCTGTCAAACTCAATCTATGAATTTATTTGTAGCAGAACCTAACCCCAAACTTTTAACTAAAATGCACTTTTATACATGGAGTAAAGGATTAAAAACCGGTATGTATTATTTAAGAACAAAACCGAAAGCAACCACGCAACAATTTACAATTGATCCAAGAAAATCTAAATCTAATTTAACTAAAATTACTAATATATCAGAAAAAAATAATAATGAAGATGAGGAATGTTTGGGATGTGGTGCTTAAAGATGTCAAACAAAACTTATTAGTTATTTAATAAAAAAAATTTTTAATAAAATTATAGAAAATAAATATATTTATTATAAAAAATAAAATTAAAAAATCTTTATGATTTCTGATATTATTTAATGAAGTTAATAAATTATATAAATACCCTTCTTCTTTTTTAACACCTCTTAGTTTTACTTCAATATAACTAATAGTACATTTTGTATAATCAAATACAATTTTAAGAAACAAGAATAATAATAATTTTATATAAGAAGTTGGAATAGCAAGATTTAATACCATATAATATATTCCATAACTCAAAAATAATTTAATAATTAAATGTATTAAATTTTCATTCATCATTATAATTAATACTTATTATATTTTAACAAGTTTCGATAAATTCTTATTATTTTTTCCTTTTCCTTTTCCTTTTTTAATTTTTCCTATCCCCTTTTTATTTTTTTGACCCCCAGATATAACTCTAGTTTTAGAAGAAGATGTTATAGTTGGTGATGCTGGAACTAATAATGGTTGAGTCGCACCGGGTTGTTGAGCCATAATTGAAGTAGAAGTTACTGGGGTGGGTGCTAGAGCAGGTGCTGGCATAGGTTGTTGATAAACTGGTGCTGGTGCGGGTGCGGGTGCAGGTTGTCCATAATTAGGAGATACGGGTAATCCAACATATTTAGTAATTATTTTTTCTTCAGCAAGAACTTTACATGGGTTAAGAAATCCTCTATAAACAATATAACATGGCATACAAAAACAAGCAAATAATACATCGCAAAAACCATTAACAAATGTTGTTCCTGCGCCCTGAGTTCTTTTAACTTTTAAACAAGTATATAATAAATAAAATGTATACATTAATAATGAAATATGGACTAATGACATTACAAAAAGATAAACATAATAAGTTTCATTCCAATGACCAGTAAAAGTCTCTATATTATATTTTTCTTTAAATTTTTCTTCAAATATTGTTATAACTGGTAGTCTACTATTTAATAAATCAAATAAACTTAACATATTTTATTATTAGAGATATTATTTTTAATTAAAAAAATTTGATTTATATTTTATATATTTTTTATATATTTTTTTATATTTTTTATTTTTTTCCTACACATGGTCTCGCCATTCTATATACTACATATACATGAGGAGCACAAACCGCAATCATAAAATTACATATAGGTTCAGCACATTTAGAGGCAGTATATAATGCCCATGCGCAAATAAAAACATTT